GGTTCGCAGTATCTACAGATGGATACACGGGCGCGGTACAGAATGATAACCTTGGATCAAGAGTTCAACGAATCTGAAAACCGTAGTCTGTACTATCCCAAACTGGTTCAAGTCAGTGGTCAGATAGATGAATACAAAAGTGAGTTTGGCAAATACGATTTTGTGGACATGATTGAGAAGTACATTGAGATAGGGGAAGCCCCGTATCTGGATTACTTGTTTATTGATGAGGCCCAAGACTTCACACCTCTGCAATGGGAAATGGCTAAGAAGCTGGCCCTACGCGCAGAGAAGGTAATTATAGCTGGGGATGATGACCAAGCTATTCACAGATGGACTGGGGTAGACGTAGATTTGTTTATTAAATCGGCGGAAGACGTTGAGGTTTTAAATCAATCGTATCGCATACCCAGAAGTGTGCATCGCCTGTCCGAGAGGATTGTGCAGAGGATCAGTGGCCGAGTAGAAAAGGAGTTCTTGCCTCGTGAGGAACAAGGTCTGGTCGATTACGTTTATCACCTTGATAGTCTTCCTATTCTAAGTGGGTCTTGGACTATTATGGCGCGTACAAATTCACAGGTATATGAACTATCAAAGTGGGTTAGGAACGCAGGGTTTAAGTATTCCATCAAGGGTCGATCAAGTCTGTCAGATACTCTTGTTGCAAACCTGCTGACATGGGAAGACCTGTGCCAAGATAAGAGGGTAGGCGTCCAGAGAATTAAGGACCTATACTCCTCGCTACCGAAACAAGGACGTAATGCGTCAGTCAAACGAGGTTCCTCAAAGTTGCTGGACGCATTGGACCCGACCTCCGAGTTGTCCTTGAATGAGTTGCGGTTTTCTTTTGGTTTACTGTACGGGGCTGAGACATCGGCATACGAGGTGTTGAACGTTTCGGGTGGGGAAAGAGATTACATAGAGGCATTGCAAAGAAGAGGTGAGGATTTAACATCGGCACCTCGCATTAAGTTATCCACCTTTCACGCTATGAAGGGCGGCGAGGATGAAAACTGTGTTGTTTATAACGGGTCAACCCGTTCTTGCGCGGAATCTAAACATCCTGACGATGAACACCGAGCGTTTTACGTTGGTGTAACGAGGGCCAAGGAGAGGCTTTATATTCTGCAATGCAGAAAAGGGTGGAGGTATACGCTATGAATAAAAAACCAGTTCCTCAAAGTAGATTTGATTTTATTGAAGATGAAATAGCTCGTGTGTTTATTCACGCAGATGACGAGTGGAAGCAAGAGTATTACGAAAACGCGGCTAGGTATTTATCTAAAAACAAGATTGTTGAAGGAGGAAATATATGTGCATTTTGCAGAACACAAGGGATGTCCGATCCCCACCACCATAACGTGTGGGGGGCAATGATGTCCTCTTTAAAAAAGTTGGGGTGGGTTGAGAAGGTGGGGATGGTACGACCAACGACACGTCAAACGCATATTAACGAGGTGTGCCAGTGGGAAAGCAAATTGTTTAAGGGTTAGATTTACACGTATTACGAGAGTGAAAGATATGACGAAGATGACATGGGGAAAAGGGAGATATACGCTATGAACTGTTGGCATTGTAAAACTGAATTAATCTGGGGTGGGGATCATGACGTGGATGACGACGACGATTACGTTATGGAAACAAACCTGAGTTGCCCCAAATGTAATTCTTTGGTGCTGGTCATGATGGCGAAGGAGACAGAAGATGAATCGTGATCAACTGCTGGACAAGGCCAAAGAAACTATCAATGGGCAGAGGGCCAAGGATTATGGGGATGCCAGTGAGAACTTTATCAGGATAGCATCAGGCTGGAACGTAATTATGAACGGGGCCCTAAAGACCCATGGGTACTTAACCAATCAGCACGTTTCCCTAATGATGGATTGGGTAAAGACCGCCCGTCTGTGTGAGAACATAGACCACATGGATTCGTGGGTGGACAAGGCGGGTTATACCGCCCTTGGTGCAGAGTTTGCTAACAAGAGGGGCGACAAGTGACTGAATCATTTGGTAGCGATTGGCATCACCAGTTTAAGGGTGAGTTAAATATTATGGATAAGGATTGGAATATCCCCCCAGAGTTCCCTGATCTAACGGGGTATAAGAACGTTGCCGTGGACCTTGAGACCAAGGACCCCAACATCAAGTCCCTTGGTCCCGGTTGGGCTAGAAAAGATGGGCACATCATAGGCATTGCGGTTGCGGCGGGGGAGTACAAAGGGTACTTCCCGATCCGCCACGAGAACGGCCACAACCTTGATCCCAAGTTCACGATGAAGTGGATTAAGAAACAGATGTCTGTGCCTGACATGAACGTGATCATGCACAACGCGACCTACGATGCAGGTTGGTTAAGGGCCGAGGGTGTAGAGATTAAAGGTCGGATCATTGACACGATGATTACGGGTGCCTTGGTTGACGAGAACCGTTGGTCGTTTGGTTTGGATGCTATGGCCCGTGACTACACAGATATTCGCAAGGATGAGAAGCTACTGCAAGCCGCCGCCTCTGAGTGGGGTATCAACGCTAAGTCACAGATGTACACGCTGCCACCTAAGTATGTGGGCGCGTATGCAGAACGGGATGCCGTTGCAACTCTCAAGCTGTGGGAAGCGTTGAAGATCGAATTGGAAAAGCAAGACCTGTGGGCGATTTGGAATCTGGAAACCGACTTGATCCCTTGCCTGTTGGATATGAGAAGCAAAGGTGTTCGGGTTGATCTGGATAAGGCAGACAAGAACAAGAAGATCATCCGAGGTAAGACCAAAGAACTAAGAGCGTTCGTTGAGAAAGAAGCTGGGATGGAAGTGGACATCTGGGCCTCGGCATCTATTGCCAAGATGTTTGACAAGCTCAATATGGAATACCCAAGGACAGAGAAGGGGGCACCCTCGTTTAATAAAGCCTATTTAAACGCTCATCCTGCCGAGGTATGCCAGAAGCTAGTCAAGCTCAGAGAGTTCGATAAAGCTGACAGCACATTCATTGATAGCATCCTGCGCCACGAGACAGACGGTAGGATACACACAGAACTGCACTCCACACGCCGTGACGAGGGTGGTACAGTGACAGGTCGGTTTTCTTCGTCCAACCCTAACCTCCAGCAGATTCCTGCGCGTGACAAGGAGATTAAGAAGATGATCCGCGGGTTGTTTATCCCAGAAGAAGGATCACGATGGGGGTCGTTTGACTACTCGTCACAAGAGCCAAGACTGCTAGTGCATTTTGCGGCCAGTACACCATGGATGCCAGATCAAAGTGTGTTGGATAATATCGTTGACCAGTACAATACATCTGACGTGGACCTTCATCAGATTGTTGCCGACATTGCAGGCATCAGCCGCAAGGATGCCAAGGCCGTGAACCTTGGAATTATGTACGGCATGGGTGCAGCCAAACTAGCCGACCAGATAGGTATCACAGAAGAAGCCGCCAAGGACCTCATGGGACGCCACAGGGACACCGTACCGTTCGTTAAGGCGCTGGCACTGGCCGCAAGCAAGAGAGGCAACGACAAGGGGCAGATACGCACTCTGCTGGGCCGCAAGTGTCGGTTCCATTTGTGGGAGCCATCAGGCTTTGCATACAACAAGCCTCTACCCTTTGAAGAAGCCGTGAAGGAATACGGTTCGCTGGGCAAAAACCTTGTAAGGGCGTTCACATACAAGGCCCTAAACAAACTGATTCAGGGATCAGCCGCGGATCAAACTAAGAAGGCCATGCTTGATTGCTATCAGGCGGGTCATACTCCTATGCTCACGGTGCATGATGAATTATGTTTTAACATAGACAGCGAAGAACAAACTGCCGAGATAAAAGAAATCATGGAGACAGGAGTGAAGTTAAAAGTACCATCTAAAATTGACGTAGACATTCAAGATGATTGGGGACAGATAGAATGATTGATCCAAAGATGAAAACGCTGGGCATGAAAGACATGCACCCTGCACAAGTAGAAGCCTTAATAGACTTCGTGGCAACCAGTTTAAACCTAGCCCATCTAACCAACGACCAAGACATGATGGATGAAACGGAAGCCGCAGCCGACGAACTAATTAGGATGTTCGGCGGCAACGGTATCAGGGTCACGGTAGATGCCTATTGATTCGCCTGTTGGTTTATTATCTCTCGGTTGGCGGGATCACCAAACACAGATGGGGCTAAGACCTGTGCCCGTTGTCGGAAGTTTCCGGTTGCATCTCCTACA